GCACTACCTAATACCTTTATCAAGAAATTTGATTTCAATGATAATTCTGTATGTTTTTTAGTAGCCTTTCGCTCTTTATACAAAATAAATATAATTCCAAAAATCATTATTGCAGCAGTACTTCCAGCGATCCCCCAGAAAATTTTGTCAGAAAGTTCCATTTTAATTCAATTTTAAAAGATTAGCAAATAAGGTATATTCTAATTTATGTAACTGTTTCAAAGTATTGTTTTGAATTGTTACTTGTATTTGATGCAAGATTTGTTGAAGTTCTGAAGATGTAGCAAAAGGCAATACATTTTCATTCACCCTGAGCATCCAGTACTTCCCATCCCAATAACAATACACATCCTTCTCCATATATATCAATCTCCATAAAGAGTACGACTTTACAAATCCCAATGATTGTAATGTCTCTTCAATTGAATATGTAGGTTGATAATTTTGAGTATTATTGGTAGTCATTGCTTGCTCTACCATATCTTTCTTTTCGTTTTTCATATAGTCTTTTTTACACGGTTATTACAGAATGGACAAATATCTGGATATTGTGAAGCATATTGATTTTCTAATCTTTCCACTTTGGATTGCTGAGATACTATGCTGGATTGGGTGGTATGTATTTCCTCAATTATTCCAGATATAGTATTTTTTTGTTTAGTTATGGTGGTTTTCTCAGCATATAATTCAAGTAAATTCACCACAGGAATCTCCAATTCTGCTAAAATTTGAGTCTCCTCCATTTTAAGATTGATCAGTTCAATAGATTGCAATAGATCAGTTAATTTATCAAGTTGATTATAACATGCATCTTTCACATCAATATTCCATAATATACTATCTAAATCAGATTCAATTAGAAGGATATCACTATTTTCTTCAATCTTTTTATTGTTATCAACAATAAATGTGATTAATTCTGATAATTTATTTTTAGCATTTGCCGTTTGGGTGAATGAACTTTGTAGCTGTTCAATGACTTCCACCTCTATTTCAAAATTCTCTAAATACTCAAATTTCTTTTCATCCTCTTGGGCATCGGTTAATTGAATTTCCTTTGCTTTGATATCCTGCTCCAATTTCTTTATCCATGATTGGATGTTTCTAATGCTGGTGTCAATTTGATCAATATGGGCAATTTTATTAAAATGTGCTGCAACTTCACCGGAGCTACTATCTAATAAAAAGGGTTTATCAAACTGCCCTTGAATATTGACAGGGAGCATATTTAATGCTGCTTTAATTTCTTCTGGAACATCCTGTCCAAAGGCTTTAAAAGCCTTTTGCATCTCATCTGGAGTGGTTAAGGAATACCCATTTTCAGAGTCATTTTTCATCCTTATAATGCTCACGGCATTATCAAGGGTGATTGTGACTGCAGTAGTTCCACCCCAATTTGATCGGAAAGCATCTCCAGATGGCCTATTTGTTATAACCCATTCTAATGCTCGTTTAATAGCAGTTTTCCCGCTATCAGATTTTCCCATAATAACATTCAACCCCGGATGAAATTTGAGGATTGATCGTTTATGACTTTGAAAATTTCGTATGGAAAGTTGATTGATCATGCTTTTAGCGGTTTAATAGAGTTACAATATCTTTCTTGCTCAACCTCAAACCCTCTATAAATTAAGGCATCATAAAAGAGTATAATTTCGGTTTCATCTGATATCTCATCCACAGCATACCAAGCGCCTCCAAACTTTTTTTCCAATCTCATTTTAATAGTCTGTATTAAAATCCCTTTTGAAGGGGGAAGTAAGATTGCCACCTTTTCAGCTGTATTGTATTTAGCAAATATCTTTATCATTTTATACTCTATTAGGGGTCCAAGTGTCTTCTTTCCCATCCTTGTGTAAAATAACCCATCTATGCATATATAGTTTAACTCCTGTAATCCACTCTTTTTGGTTTTTAGAGGTTAATCTTAATTTATCTACAGCATTTAAACCACCACTTCCTTGCTCCTTAGAATAAGAACAAGCCATATATTCCTTAATTTCTCCTGTAAGATTTGCTTGAAATAAATACAGCCAAGTAGGAGTGATACAAATAGCTAGTTTATCGGCAATACATAGTTTAGAAGGCTGCTTATTGTCTTTCTTTGCGTAAAATCTAGAATGATACTTGGAAAAGTCACTCCATTTTTTGGTATTTCTTTTTGCTAACACATACCCTTTATACGCAAAAATCATTTTATACCCTAAACGGGTGTATTTAGGATAATGAAAGTAAATATGATGAATATTTTTAATCATAAATTGGTAGTCAAATATGGCCATTATTTTAGCCCCTAACTCTACATGAGTCTCCCCTTCTTTTCCGTCCATATTTGGCTTTTCTAAATAACCAATATCATGCACAAAGAAAGCAACCCACAGTCTAGGGTCAAAAGGAAATCCATATAATTTCCACCATGCTATGAATACAAATATTGGATGTATCAAAAAACAATGAACTCCAAATAGAACCGATTTAGTACCTATTTTCATAATTAAATTCTCCTCATCAATTTTAATGTTGGTGATTGTTTACTTGCTACATAATGAATGGAAAGGGCATCAGCAATCGCCTCATCCCTATACTCTATTCCAGTCCAATCAACATCATACAATTTGTCAATAGCAGCAATAGTTTCATGTTTTGTAGCACTAATTTTGCCTAATAAATTCTTTTTACTATCCCCTTCACTATACCATTCAATCGGTAATTCTAAACAGTCTGCAATGGTTTGTAATATTCCCATAGTTGCTCCCATCATTACAGCAGCACTCGCATTCTGACTCCCATGAACTGCTTCAGAGAGAATGTAATTTACTTTATGTAATTGAATAGCATGTAAAAGGGTTTTATTTATCTCTGAAATTCGTTGAGCATTTTCATCCGACTTACGAATTCTACGCTTTTTCCCTTCCGTTTTAGTTTTTATGCATCCCATCTCAAGAATACAATTTCCTCTCATCACAACATACCCCCAAGCAGTGAATGATGGGTCATTACAGAGGATTGTTAACCTCTGGTTTGGAATTTCTATTCCTAGTCCTATTCCTGCGGTTCGCATGGTGCAATTATTTTAACTGTGAATTCTCTTGTCCCGGGTCGAACTTCTTTAAACTTAACTAGTCCAGCAGTATATAAATTACCTACAAGGGTCCACAAACAATGTTTTTCTAAATACTCCATCTGATCTTTATCAGGTGTTAACACATCACAACCATGATGAAATGTACCTCTCAAAACATGGATTTTGCATTCTTTCACTGAAACATACCCCGGGGGATATGCGGGAAAATTAATATGCATTTTAGGACAGGATCTTCCAAGAATAGCCCACCAAAGGTTTCTGAAATAGGTTTTCATTGAAATTTGATTATTGTAGTGATATAAACTGGATGTTCTGTGATAAACTCTGGAGATTCTTTAGTGATAATTTCTTTTATAGTGCATGCCGGAAAATATGAATCAGCATATTCTACATCAAATATCTGTGAGGTATGTTGTAGTTTATTCATTTCATAATGTGCTGATACTGGTAATATCACTTGAATATCTTTTTCAACCACAACCTCAGCAAAATACTTTTCACCATTGATAACTATCTCTTCCATGATTACCGTTGTTTTGATTTGCGTTCTTGATCCTTACTAAATGAGGCTTCAATAGACTCCCATAAATCAATCACCTCCTCCTTTAAATCCTTCACCAAATCTTGATCCTCTACCATCCTGATTGATTTTTCTAAAGATTTATCCAATGTTTCCCCATTGACGGAGTAACAGGTATTTTTAGTGAAATCTTTTACGAATTGTAGGTTTTGACGGATATCATCAATTCCATAATCAAATAAAATTGTAACCTCTGCTTTACGATATGGCTTCCAAACCGATGATTTGTATATTTCAATTTGGGTATTCACCCCAATTACCCGTGTAACCTCTTTTCCTGCGATGGTTTTTTTGATTTTAATCTTCTCAGGATTTGAAAACTTAAGGCGTAAACTAGCATAAAATCCCATCGCCTTTCCACCGGGAGCAGTAGTTTTCTCTTCAAACATTCCTGCACCAGCGTTCTCCCTAATCTGGTTTGAACAGACCATTAATAGGTTCCTTTCAGCAAGGATTCTGCAAGTCTTTCGTAATTCTTCACTGAATTCTTTCGCCCTTTTCATACCCATTTTATCCCCTTCATCCTTCTCCATCTCTAATTCAGTGGAAAGGGCAGCAAGTGAATCGGTCATAATCCCGTTAATTTCTTTGGATTCTGGTTCCCATGCTCTCACCTCTTTGAATACCTCAGTAACAGTGTTAGGACGGCTGTAATTTTTATCCTTCACTTTAAAATCAAAGATTTGTGCAAACTGCCTGTTTAACCTAGCCTCAGGATCGTGAAACATAATTTCACCACCCTGCCTTTGAATTGCTCCAGCAATTTCACAGAGTAATACTGTTTTTCCACTTCCATTTGGACCAAAGGCTTCCACCAAGATCCCTCCGGGAATACCTCCACCACGAACAACCCCTCCTGAAATAGCGAGGTCAAGTAATGTAGAACCGGTGGAGATCACAGTACCAAAATTGCCATCATATTTGGGCTTCTTCTCTTTGATTTGCTGAGTTTTCAAAATCATTTCTCTTGAGAGGGTTGATAAAGGTCTATACTTTACCCCCTCTGGTTTTGTAGTTCTTGCCATTATTCTTGTATATTAGTTATGATTTCAATTTGAGCGGTGGGAATGCGTCTGGCTTCCAACCATGCTTTTGAATCATTGATGAATTTTTCAAAGTTAATACCATTCCCCTTTGCAATTTTCCAATTTGATTGGAGGCTGAATTTCAAATTTTCCAAAAGCACATCAACAGGACAAATGGATTTATTCTTTTTATACCAAGCAATTAATACCTCCTCCACAACTTTTGTTTTCGACATATCTTTTGCCATTGCATGTAGAATTAGATAGTTATCCAAGGTTGATTCTAAAAGTACCCCGGTCATTGTTTTTTTGTTGCTACTTAGCATGATTGAAATTATTTAATTCTAGGCTATTTTCCTATGTGAATTTTAAAAGATCTACCCCTGTTAGGTATAAATTATCATACAAGGGTAGATCGTGGCTTAAAATGGCTATTTTTATTTCATCGCGTCTTGGGCATCCATACACTCATCCCATTTTGCACAAGAATCACAGTCTTTAGGGAATTTATCACAATCCTTCCCAAATATATGCCCTTTAGGACATTTACCTTTAGATTCTGGTTCTGTACGTCTTCTGCTGGCTGGCTTCTCATCATCATCTGGATCATTTTTAGATTCAGGTTTTGAACCCCGGGAAGCTTTATTATCTGGATGATTCATGTTTTTTGGATGAGTTCCGGTATTATCAAATCCCTTTTTACTTGCTGGTTTCTCATCATCGTCGTCTGGATCATCCTTTTTAGATGGTTTAGATTTAGGGATGGCAATTCTCAATTTCTTGGCTACCAAAACCCTGAGTTCTTCAACATCTTCAAAATCATCCTCTTGAATACCGAGATCCTCATCATCATTCATACGAAGTAAAGCCTTTTGTGATTTTGCTTCCAGATCTTCCCAAGTCAAATCATTATCAGGCTCAGGGTCTGCTTTTTTAGCAGGTTTTTTAACATCGTCATCATCTTTCTTTCTTCGTGAATGGGTTTCAACAATTGCATCATCAGCAGAAGCAATATCGTTCTCATCCAATTCTTGGAATTTAGCATCCAATTCTTTGTAGGATAACACCTTCATGATTTCATCAAGATTTGGAATTTCATCCAATACAGATTCATCATACTGCTCTGCTCTTTCAATAAAGTCAATCCGTGATGTATCTGCAAAAGGTTTCCCAGTTCCAAACTTTTTAGATTCAAATCTGATCCGTAAACTCATACCCTGCTCAAGGTCTGGAAACACTCCGTAATCTAAATTTTCTGACAATTCCTCATTCAATTTTTCTTGGAAAAGAAATTGACTGATATCCCAAACCATGAAAGTTTCATCAAAATCTTTATGCCCAATGATTTTTACAACATAAAGATTTCGGGTTTTTGCATTTAATGCATCTAATTCTTCCTTTGATGCTCCTGCCTCTTTACGTTTTGCACGATATTCACAAATAGGGCACTTTTTACCAATAGAGGTTGGACAAATGTATGAATCCTTGGAAGCACCAATATTCCTATGTGTTTTAAAAGGACGTTTATACCACAATTCCCCCGGAATAGCAATCTCACGATCAGCATCCCTGTCTGGGTGATGCTCATCAGATACTGTGTATGGAATGATGTCCATAACCACTTTACCACCGGGAGGTGCAGAAAACACTTTAATCCCTCTGGGTAGATTTAAATAACCAAACCCAGTGTTATTAGACTGTTGACGTTCAGCATCCGCAGTGGTTTGGGATCTGAATTTACTTTCTTTTTGTCTTGCCATAGCACTTCTTTTTAATTAAAAATTGATATTATTTATTAGTTCGTCTTGAAATTTTTACACTACTATCTGCCTGTTTTTGCTTTCCTCTTGCCTCCCATTCCCTATTGATATCCCTAGGAAGTGAAGGTCCTGAAAAGTATTGCTGCCCAAATAGTTTTACAAGATTTTCCAATGCTGCTTTTTTGTGCTCAATTGATACA